AAACAGCACAAGAAAAATACAATAGTTATGTATCTGAACTCGAGGCTAAAATCAAAATAGTACCTCATGGAGTAGATTTAGATTTATTTTACCCTAAAAAAATAGAGAAAGAAAACGTTACTTTTTTGGCTAATAAAGGATTTAGAGGAATGGAAGATAGAGGTGGAATACAATATTTAATCAAGGCATATGTAGAGGAATTTAAACCAGAGGAGAAAGTCGAATTACTCTTAAAAATCAATCCAGCTTATGGAATACCTAATATGCAGGAGATAATCAAACAGATTGTTGGAGATAAAGAAAAAATACCACCCATTAGAATAGACACCACAAACTATAAATACGAAGAATTAGTTGATATTTATGCAAAAGCAAGTGTTTTTGTGTCCACCACACGTGCGGAAGCATTCAACCTGCCTGTGTTGGAGGCCATGGCTTGTAAGTTACCAATAATAACTACAAGCTTTGGCGGGCAGGCTGATTATACTGATACCTCTACAGGATGGGTCGTAGGAGGCGTTCTAAGGCGTGTGGAACACGAATTAATGTATGAGGAGACCCAATGGTTAACCCCATCAATTTCTGAATTAAAACAATCGTTAAGGGAGGCGTATAGTGCCGAAGAACAAAGGCAAGAGAAAGGGAAGAAAGCGTTAGAAAAAGCTAAAGAACTTACTTGGGATAATAGTGCAGAAATAATACATACATTTATATAGTTAAACAATTAATTAAACTATATGGGTAGGAGAGTAAAACCTGAGTTAAAAGTAATACAATCCTCAGTTAGTTTTCACTTTTATCAACATCAGTTTTTTAACGAACATCCAGAATTTAAAAAGGATGCATTTTGTAGAAAGGCAATAGATGAACAGATTAAGTTAATAGACCCTAAATTTATACCAAAGGAGGATGAAGAAGAAGTGCCGTAAATGTGGATACGATAAAGAAAGACACCTTAGAGAGATAATTTTCGAAGAACTTGATTTTAATCAGGTATGGTGTATTTTCTGCATGGAGGAAAACTATCTTAGGACATTATTATGAATAGAAAATTAACAACCAAGGAGAAAGAACTTACAAAAAACAATATGGAGAGACAAAAACAATTAATCAAGGAACTCAAAGAGCAGTTAGAACTAAATGAATTGTCAAGAAACTTTTTATTAATCAAAAGGCAGTATGAAGATAGGATAAGACCAATGACACGTAAAAACCAAGATAAGGAAATAGAATTAGAAAAAGAAAGATTAGAAAGCGAGATACTTCAATCAGAGTTTGCAATTAAAAATGGTGAAAAACAATTAAAGGAGGGTGTAGATGTTAAAGAAAACAAAGCTGTCAACTGACTTAGCAATGATTTTAGCTAACACAATCGTAGTAGCTATACTTGTAGCTGGTTTACTTGGAGTATTTTGGTTAATTAAATTAATGTTCAATTTAGTATTTTGAAAGGAGGTTAAATGGTAGGTATAATAAGAACACCAACTAAGGAAGAAAGAAAAGATTTTATTCCATTAGCCGGAGGAGGTAGAATACCCGAAAGGGAATTTCAAGACATTTTATCTTTAAAAAAGTTAGAGGCACAAAAGAAAGGATTACCTTTTTGTGATAAAGCAGCATTTGATATGTGGAAAGACCACTACGCAGATGAAGTAAAACGAATAGTAAGAGAATTTGGATTTGCTGACTTAACTAAGGTTAAACAACCTAAAATGGATTGGAGTATATATTGTAATTTAGATAACTTTGAATTAGTTGGAGAAGGCGAAGAATATGATGCAATGGAGTCCAAAAAGAAAGGAAAACCAACCTTTTTTCAATGGAAAAAGTATAAATATAAAGGATACAATTATCATAATACAGTAATGGAACCATATCCAGGAGCGTGGAATGAAAATACAATGTCCGGCGTGTCGAACAATAAGCAAAAAGAAACTAAGGGTAATAAAAAATAAGTATGGGGAAACTATTTCAATAGCCTGTACTTGTGGTTATATTTGGAAAAATGAACAAGGCAGAATTACAAAAGAATAAGGAAGAAGCCTTTAAGGAATATCTTAGAGGAAACTCTAAACATAGTATAGGAAAGAAACTAAAAATACGTAAGGCAACAATTGTTAATTGGGCAAAGAAAGGAGATTGGGATAGAAAACTTAAAGAAGCTAACCAACAAGCGGAACAGGAGGCGTACTGGGATATTAATAAAGAGAAAGCAACTACCTTACGTTTAATCAGGGCTACTGAGGCACTATTCGCAAAGGAGTTAACAACGGCTATTGAGATACCCAAATCGTCAAGTAGTTTTGCACAACTACAAAAAGTAAAATGGGAGTTACTTATACCTAAAAACGTCACTCAATTTAATTTAACCAAACAAAATAGTTTAAGTATAAATTTAGAATTAGATAAATTACTAAAGGCAACAAGAGATGGAACAGGCATATGAGGAGATTAAAGAATATTCACAAAAAGCAAAGGAGTCCTTTCCTTTTTTCATAAAACATATTTTTCCACTTTCTTTTAAGAAAACTCAATTCTCAAGAGCACCACATACTTGGAATTGGGCAGAAAGAATCCAAAAGAACAAAAGAACTGCTACTCTCTCAGCAAGAAAACATCTGAAATCTACCACTATCTATGCATATATGATGTGGTTAATCTTTAAGTTAGTGTCTAACGAAAAGGAAAGTTGGTTGTATATGAGTTATAACCAAAAGATGAGTACATACCATACGGAAAATATTAAAATACTTATTCAATCAAATCCTTTTTTCTCCGGAATTAAAGACTTAACACACGGAAGCACACAAATCGATTACACTTGGGGTAAGGGAGATAGGTTTAGATGTATGCCATCTGGAATATTAACGTTTAATAGAGGATGGCATGGAGATGGAGTTATTTGTGATGATATCTTAGCAGACCCTACTAACGAGTTGAATTTCACAGTAATAGATAAAATCAACAGGACTTTTAGGGAGCAAGTTATGAGTTTACCTAAGGAAGGAGGAAGAATACACTTAGTAGGAACTGCACAACATCAACAGGACTTATTCTTCCAGTTAAAAGATAATACAGGTTGGGATTGGGCAGAATATAGAGCAATCACTAATGAGGCTAATAAAATGGTATTGTGGCCAGAGTTATTTTCATATGAAAGACTCATGGAAATAAGAGATATCGAAGTAGGAGAAAAGGCTTTCAAAAAGGAATATATGTGTAGTCCTATATGGAGTGAAGAGGCTTACTTTCAAAGGGAGGAGTTAATGAGTGTTGTAGACCCTAATCTCGAGGAGTCTAAGGTTTCTGCAAGTACTTACAAAAGTAGGCAGACTTTAATCTATGCTGGATATGATATAGGTAAGAAAACACATCCCTCACACTTTACAGTGTTCAAATTATTTAAAGGACATTGGACACAATTATATGAAATCTTCATGGATGGATGGGACTACACCAAACAAATAGAATTGATAAATGGATTAGTGGAGTTTTTTCTAATAGATGTAATAAACTATGATGATACTCGTAGTGAATTAGAAAGCTTTAGGGAAAGAAGAATAATAAATCCAAGGATATGGAACCCAGTAGTTTTTAAGATAAGTACTAAGTTCGACATGGCAAGTAATTTCAGTAGGTTAGTTAATAAAAAAAATATAACACTTCTCAATAGGCAAAGGATGATAGACAGTATATTATCAGTGAGTAATGAATTAAAGGCACCTGAATCGATATTAGGACATGGAGACGCTTTTTGGGGTGTGGCTTTGGCTTTGTATTCTAAGGTTCCATATAAGCCGTATATAGCAGTTTAGTCAATATATTTATACTATTCTCAATCTAAAATAACATGCCAAAGAAACAAATTAAAGGTATTATAGCAGTAACACCTCAGGATAAAAGTCAATTCTATAAAGAAGCATTTGTAGGAAACGTTATAGACGAGGAAGTCAAAATTCCAAAGGAATTAGGAACTGAACATCCTTTTGATTTTGAAATGGCTGAAAAGGTCTATAAAAAAACAGGAATAGTATCTGGAGCAATTAATAAATTCACAGATTCCATAGTCGGAGATTTTACAATAAAAGTAAAGAACCCAAATGTAGAGTCTTTGCTTAATGAGTTTATTAGGGATACTGATTTTGCTACAGTACTACGTGAATGGATTAGAGAGGGTTTGGTTAAAGGAAATGGCTTTATGGAGTTAGATTTTAAGGAAAATAAAATGAGAGTTTTAAATGCCAACCATATGTTTGTGAAACGTAATAGAAAAGGTAAGGTATTAATGTATAATCAGTTTGTAGGGAATGTAAAAAGGTTTACAGTAGGAAAAACAAAAATAACACCATTCGAACCTAATCAAATAGCACACTTACAAATGAATAAGATAGCAAACGAGGCTTATGGAATAGGTATAATATGGCCAAATGAAAGGGTAATAGAAAACTTAGTAGTTAATGAACAAGATTTACATAGATTAATAACTCGTAAGGCAGGAGCTCCTTTACATGTTAGAGTAGGACCGGAAGGAGAACATGTTAATACAGCAGACGTTCAGGAATTTAAAAATCTTCTTACCTTTATGAATACAAGAACGGAATGGGTTACCGATGGAAATGTTAAAATAGAAGCGATTAATATGGGTGATTTAGGTAGAGGACTAATAGAAACTCTGGAACATGATGTAGAAATGCTTAGTGCCGGAATGGAAATACCTCAGGTTTTATTCGGTAGGGGAAGCATACCAGAGGGACTTGCTAAGGTTCAGTTAGAGGCTTTCCAAAGGAAAGTAAGAAGTATTCAAGAGGAGATAGAAAGTATAATTGAGGAGAAGATATTCCAACCACTATTGATAGCTAATGGATTCCAGGAAGATGTAGAGTTCTTATGGAATTTACCTGGAGAGGATGAAAAGAACAAAAGAATAGAAAAGATAAGTAGTCTAATGAACTCAGTAAGTCCAGCATTAAGGGCTATGTTTGAATTAGAGTTAGCAAGACTTATGGACTTCGAGGATGCAGAGGACTTTCTAATGAGTCCAGATGAAGCTAATAAGAAAGCAGAGGAACAAGAACAAAGAGAAGAAAGTATTGAAAGAGAAAGAGAAGAAACAAATACACCACAACCAGAGGTGCCAGGAGCCAAACCAAACGCTAACCAAAGTGTACAACATACTATACAAAATAAGAACGAAAGTGTAAAACATATTGACCATTCGGAGATGACTATTAAGGAGTTCGTTAATCTAAAGGAATTCAAAGACTTTACTTATATAGACTATTTAACAAGGATATTAAATTTATTAGGTAGAGATAAGTTTGAAACGTTAAAAGCCTTAACTAAAGAAGATTTAGCAGTTGGTTTACTTTCAAACTCAGAAGTAGAAAAACTAAGGGTAATTCTAAAAGACGGATTTAAGAATAATAAAACTATCAGGGAAATTGAAGGTAGAATAAACGAGGATATGAATTTAAAAGATAGGATAGTAAAAGGAAATGTAGTAGCTACCGGATTAGCAAGGGCTAATAGTATAGCAAGAACGGAAACAGTAAGAGTTTCTAATCAGGCTTTAATGAATTTATACGGAGAGAATGATATTCAGAAGTATAGGTTTTTAGCAGCGTTATCTGATAGGACTTGTCCAATATGTGAAGGTTTAAATGCACAAGTGTTTGATATTAAGGAGGCTTCGCCAGGAGTAAATATGCCACCGATTCATACGAGTTGTAGGTGTTCAACTATAGCCATAGTAGAATGAACTTTAAAGTAGATTTAAGGGAAATGATAGCAGAAGGAAACATGACTGAATTAGAAGTAGTAGTAGGAGCATTCGCTTTTGGTTTAGGAGTAAGTTTATTGGTGGCTTTAATATGAAGTTAGCAAATGCAAAATGTCAGAAATGTGGAAGAAAAAACCAACCAGGAGTAATAATTGCTATGATAAGTGGAAGATTTATCTGTGGAGAATGTATCCACGAAGTTCACGAGAAACAAAAAAAACAACAGGAGGAAATGTATTTCGAGGAAAATGGTTAAAATAGACCCAGTAACAAGACAAAGATTTACTCATGCACCACATATAGGAGATATGATATTAGAGGCTAACTCACAAGATGATGTATTGGATGAGGAAAACGTAGTAGTAATAGGTCCATGGACAGATAATAACCCAGATGGAGATACCGTGACAGGAGGTCCACCAAGTAGACAACAAATGATGTGGGGAGGACACGCAAACGAACTATTTGGAACAGACGCTTGGGTAGAAACAGGAGCTGACTTAGATAATCTAAACGTAACCGGAAAGAGTGCAGATACCCATCGTAGAAGAAAAAAATGGATATATAAGAGGTTTGATTAATGGCAAGGGATATTAAAATAGACCTTACCACTGAAGATAGTGGAGTAGCCGTATTTAATACTCAAAAAATAAAAGGAAAATTAGATAGTATTATAATCACTGTTCAGAAACAAGGAGAATTGGCTATCGAATCAGAGTTAGGATATACAATATTTCACGCCAGACAGTTTATAGACTTACCACCGATAGCAGAACAACCATTTAGTTTTTATATTCCAATTAGGAGTGCTACTTATGATAAGTTTTATAGGTTAAATAACATGCAAGTAGTACCTTATTATTTGGATGAAAAACTAAAAATCATATTTGTATCCAGTCCAGGAACCAAAATTCAGTTAGTTTTAAGGTTAATTTAAGTATATATCATTCTGCTTAAACTATATATAAGGAAGAAAGTAATGTATTTATAATGAAAAACGTAAATCTAAGTTTCAACACACCCATAAAAGAGAATGCTTTATTTAATGGAGAGTTTGTTATTAAAGGAACGGCAATTACTGCGACCACTACGGATAATAATCACAAATTTTTAGGAGAAGAATTAAGAACTGCGGCACTCACTATGAGGGACTTACCATTATTAGTAGACCATGATAATTCTGTTGATTCGGTAGCTGGGAGAGTAAGAGATGGTGTGTTCGATGAAATAAATGAAAAGATAGATTTCGAGGCAATAGTAATTGAAGAAAAACGTAAGGAACAAATTAGGAATGGATTAGTAAAAAGTGTTTCTATAGGAGCAACTGTTAGTGAAGTAGAAGAAGACACAGATGGAACTTTAATCCCAAGAGGTATTAAAATAAGAGAATTAAGTCTGGTGGCAGTACCTGCTGACGAAAAGGCTAACTTTGAGATAAGTGCAACAGCTAACGATTTTAGCATGGCTTTAAAAGAAGCATACAAATTAGAACAAACAACTTTCACAGGAAACGAATCATTATCAGTTAATACTGAAATCAAAGATGAAAGGAGGTCGAACAATATGAAAGAAGAAACTTCTAAAGACGAAATGACAGAATTAAAAGCTGAATTGGAGAAATCCAAATCACTTATAGCTGGATTCGAAAAGAAAGAAAGGCAGAACTTAGAGGAAGAATATAAGGAATTATGTGAGGCTAATAATGTAACTGCTTTAGATATTTCTAAGATGGATTCAAAAACAGTTAATCTGTTAATGGACCAAATTGAGAATATCGTAGAAGCTGACACTGACGAAGAACCTACTGAAATAGAAAATCCTGTAGAGGAACCTGAGGAAAAACCAAAGGAAGAACCAAAGGAAGAAGTTGAAGAGGATGAACCAGAGGAAATTGAAGCTGATGTAGATGAGGGTTATAAAATAGTTCAGTCACATGGTAGTCTAAAAGGAGGCGCTTTCACTGTTGTGCGAAACAAGTATTAAATGGCAACACCAGGAAACGCATTAGGGGCAGTAGTTATTTTTGATGCAGATAGTCCAAGAACTTTTACAGGTAGAGCTTTAGAAGCTATATCTGGAGGAGAATTGGTTATGTGTTCAGGAGGAACAGCGGCACTTAGTTCTGGAGCAACCGGTTTCGCAACCACAGATATCTTAGTAGCAGTATCAGATGATAACCAAAGATTTAATGGAATTGCATTAAATCAGGCAGGGTCTAATACTAATGTTACAGTAGCACAAAGAGGAGCATACATTCTAAAGGCAGGAGGTTCTTGTTTACCAGGAACCGTAGCTGAAACAATTGGAGATTCAGTAGCAGTACAGTCATTAAGTTCTGGAGTAATCCCAGATGGATTACATACAAATATAATGGCGGCTAAACCAATTGGTAGAATTATAGTACCTGACGCTTCTGGAGGATTTGCTTTAGTTCACTTAAACGCTTAAAATGGCATTCAAGAAAATACAAGAGTATATCAGTACGGAAGATGGAACAGGCGGAACGTTATTAATCCCACGATTAATAATGCCACAGATGATTGAGGAAGTAGAGAAAACTCTTATTCCAAGAGAATTGTCAGCAACCGTTTGGGGTCCAGGTCAGATACAAGGTCCTACGTTTGTTTACAATCTGGAAGACGTAGATAGTCTAAATATCAGAGAAGTTGGAGAAGGAGCTGAAATACCTCTGGACGCAATGACTTTCAGTAGTACAACTGTTACACCAGTCAAATACGGAGTAGCTATTAGAATTACAAGGGAAATGATGGAAGATTCCCAATTCGAATTACTACAACGTAATGTAAGAATGGCAGGTAGAAGATTGGCTGAGAATGAAAACAGTCTAATTTTAACAGGGTTAAACACTACTGCAAATGATATTTCAGGAGGAGCAGCAATAACAATCGCTAACATTACAACAGCAATGCAAAATCTTGAGGATAATAACTTTACACCTACTGACTTTATAGTAGGAAATGAAGTAGTTAATGACTTAAGAAACATTGATACTTTTGTAGAAGCTAATAAATTAGGTTCTACGGAAATGTTACAGAGAGGATTTATTGGAGTTATTTATGGTATGAATGTAGTAAGATTCCAAGGGAACTCTACAAACTCAGCACCAAACGTTACTCACAATAAATACGGATATGTTATTGATAGAGCTGAATGTTACGGAATAGCTATTAAGAGGGATATAACAGTTGAAAACTTTGATTTGCCTACGTTTGATATGCAAGGCGCTGTGGTTACACAAAGAATCGCAGTTACTGTATTTAGAACAGCGGCAGTCTCCAGAATTACGACTACGTAAACCAATTTATTTTATTTTTTATTTTTATTAATTAAGGTCGGCACGACCAATAGTGCAAACTAAACAGAGGAAAACACAAAGGAGGAAATAATGGCAAGAGGATTAGCAAAACATCTTGAACAGATAGGTAGCGGAGGAATCGTAGACGCAAGTATATCTAACGAGGATTTGGCAAATAATGCAGTATCAGGAACTAAAGTTAGTTTGGAATTCCCAGTATCTTATACAGGAAGTCCAAGCGTAGGAAATACCGTTATACAACACGGAACAGCAACAGCAAGTGACGGATTAGTTACAGTTAGTTTTGGAACAGCATTCGGTGCAACACCACAAGTAGTAATAACACCAAGTGAATCTGGAACCTTAGCAAATCAAAGTTATATGACTGTTGCGGCAGGTAGCTTCGTTATGTTTGGAGAATCAGGACTAACACACAGCTGGATTGCTATTGGCTCTGGTAGAATTTAATTCCTCTACCACGCTAATAAGCAAGACGTAAGTCGATAAGTGGAAAATGGTAAGAGATAGTAGAATAAAAGAAGTACAATTTGCAACGTTCACCGTAAATGGTAGCGTAGCGAGTAATACTTATACAAGTCATCCCATAAATGGCGAGATTCTTAAGGTTAGATTTCAAGGAAACACAAGCCCCGGAAGCTTTTGGTTATCTGAAAGTGGGACAAATTTAGAGTTTTATAGAAGAAACGATTTAACATCTGGATTAGCCTCATTTGAAGCATACCCAGTAGTTGCCCCAGTAGATAATACGAACACCACTGTTAGTGGAACCAATACTTTGGTAGTTACCAATAGAGTAGTTAATTCACCTATATTTTATGCAGCAAGCGGTTTAACATCAGGAACGAGTAAGACGTTCGGACCAATAACTGTATTTTATAGGTAAAATTAATGAGTCAGATACAAGGAAGCGGAACAGGGAATTACGCAAGTACAGCTATAGTGGATACTACGGCAGATGCTCA